AGGCAGTTTAGCGAAAGCTAAAGCAGCAGTATTTAATTTAAGAAATGCCTTTATTGGTTTAGGTGCTGGATTAGTTTTAAGAGGAATTGTTAATGCTGGTATGCAAATTGAAAATCTTGGTGTTCAATTAGAAGCATTATTTGGTAGTGCTAGAAAAGGTAGAGAAGCATTAGCCATTGTTACAAAGTTTGCAAAAACAACTCCATTCGAATTATCAAATATTCAACAAGGTGTAACAGCATTAGCTACTGTTGCTGAAAAAGCTGAATCACTTGGTATATCATTTGAAGAATTATTAAAAATTACTGGTAACACAGCAGTTCAATTAGGTGGAGATTTTGCTGTTGCTTCACAACAAATTCAAAGAGCATTTAGTGCTGGTATTGGTTCAGCAGATTTATTTAGAGATAAAGCAGTAACAGCTATGGCTGGTTTTTCAGCTGGTGTAGCAGTTAGTGTTGATGATTCAATTAAAGGATTATCAAAAGCATTTGGAACTGGTGGTAAGTTTGGAGAACTAACTAATAAACTAGCACAAACTTTATCAGGAACAGTATCAAATTTAAAAGATGCTTTCTTTACAATACAAACAGAAATAGCATCTGGTTTCTTTGATGAACTAAAAACACAACTAGGAGATTTAAAAAAATTTACAGAAACTAATGATGACGCTATTAGAAGATTAAGTAGAAGTATGGGGGAAAATTTAGCAGAAGCAATAATGACACTATCTAAAGCCATGAAAATACTTATACAAAATTTTAGAGATTTTCAATCTGTTATAGGACTTACTCTTATAGCTATTGGTGGTTTTGCTACAAAAATGGTTGGTGTTGGTTTAATTATAGATGATGTTAATAGAAGATTTAAAAAATTTGGTAATGTTGCTATAGAAGTAAAAAAAGAAGTTCAAAATTTATCTGATATACTTTCTGGCTCTGATGCTAACGAGGGTTTTATTGACCCTTTACAATCAGCTTTACAAATAATACATGACTTTGAAAGTGAATTATCTATTGCTATTCCAAATGCAACTGAAAAAGCTATTGCTAAATTTAAAGAATTAAACTCTAGTGCTTTACAAACTCTTGAAGATAAAGTTAAAAATATAAGAATGATAATTGTAGATGGTATTAATAATGGTATTACAAAAATGTCAGACGCATTAGCAAAATCAGTAGTATTTGGAGAAAAATTATCTGATACACTTCGACAAATGGCACAATCATTTTTGGTTAATATAATTTCACATTTAATTCAAATTGTTGCAAGAAAAAGTGCAGAACTTTTCATTGAAAAAATGATTACTAGAGAAAAACAAAAACAAGCAGCATTAAGTGGTGGTAGTTTATTTGGTACTGCTTTAAGTTTTTTAAGTGGTAAAGCAAGTGGTGGTTCAGTTCAAAAAGGACAACCTTATATGGTAGGTGAAAGAGGTGCTGAATTATTTGTACCTAACCAATCTGGTCAGATACAACAATCTGCTAGAGGTGGTTCAGGGGGTGGAAGTACAACAGTTAATTTTAATATCAATACAGTAGATGCTAGAGGATTTAACGAACTACTAACTCAAAGTAGAGGAACAATAACTCAATTAATTAATCAAGCTGTTAATGAGAGAGGTGCGAAAAGTATTATATAATGTCAGGTGCTTTTCCTATATCAACTGCAAAATTTGGAACTTTAGGAATAAAGTCAATTCAAAATACTATTATATCTCAATCAATATCAGGTAAAAGATTAGTTAGACAAATAGATAATCAAAGATGGGCATTTTCAGTTCAAATTATTACTGGCAAAAGATCAGATGTCTATGGAGAGTTAATGGCTTTTATAATTAAACAAAGAGGTCAAAAAGAAACCTTTACAATTATCCCACCAGAAGTTGAAGATGCTAGAGGTAATGAAGATGGAACAGTATTAATAGATGGAGTTCACGCAGTAGGAGATACTACAATATTAATGAATGGCTTTGGTGCAGATGGTGCTGGAAGATTTAAAGCTGGAGATTTCTTAAAGTTTGCTTCTCATTCTAAAGTTTATATGGTTGTAGCAGATGTAACCAGTTCAAGTAATGCAGCAACAGTTACAATAGAACCACCTTTACTTATAGCACTAGCAAATGATTCAGTAGTTACTTATGACAATGTTCCTTTTACAGTAGCACTAACAACTGATGTTCAAGAGTTTGGAGTATCAGGTGCAGATAAAGATGGAAATTTATATTACGAATACCAATTTGATGTTGAAGAAGCTTTATAGATGAAATATAAAGTCAAGTATTGGATTAGTGTTGATTTCTTGGCAGAAGAAATAATTGAAGCTGATGATTTTAATTCTCAATCTTTAAATAAAGGTAAATATAGTGAACCATCTAAAAATGCTAATTATATTGTTAATGATAAAATTAAAGTAACTAGAAGAACATTCGAGGAATATGACGAGAAGCCTGACAACAGCATTAAAGAACGAATTAGCGACTAATGATATTAGACCATTCCATCTTATTACAATCGGTTTTGGTACTCCTATTAATATTACAGATTGTTCATTTCCATTAACATCATCAATATCAGGTAGTGCAATTACTTATTTAACAAGTGATTTTATATTAGGTTTTTCTAATTTTACAGAACAAGCAGATGTAACTAAATCAAGTTTAACAATATCTTTATCAGGTGCAGACCAAACATTTATTTCAGTTTGTTTATCAGAGAATGTAGTTAATGATGCTGTAACTATTTATAGAGGTTTATTAGCTGATGATAATTCTATTATTGCAGACCCATTTCTTTTATATTCAGGCAACATAGAAAGTTTTTCTATTAATGAATCTGAAACAACTAGCACAGTTAATATATCAGTAGTATCTCATTGGGCAGACTTTGATAAAAAGAATGGTAGAAAAACAAACAACACTTCACAACAAAGATTTTTTAGTACAGATGTAGGAATGGATTTTAGTTCTGAAACAGTACAAGATATTAAGTGGGGTAGATCATAATGGGTTTCTTTAGTAGCGTAGTCAGTTTTGTAGCAAAAACTGCTTTTAAAATGAATCCTATTACTGCATTAGTTGTAAGTATTGGAATAGCTTGGTTAATGCGACCTAAAGTTCCTGAACAACCAGACTTTGGTACTAATGACTTTGATAATTACGAAAAAGGAATCTTATTAAATAAACAATCTAATGACGCAAACATTCCTGTAATTTATGGAGAAAGAATGATTGGTGGAACTAGAGTATTTTTAGAAACTTCTGGTACAGATAATGAATTTTTATACATGGCTATAATTTTATCAGAAGGAGAGATAAACGATATAACTTCAATTAATATAGATGAAAAAACAGTTACATGGTCAGGCGATCTAACAGATAATACACAAGTTACAGTTAATACTTCTGATTCTAATTTTTATAAAGATTCTACAAGTTTAATTACAGTTGAACCACATTATGGAACTGATGGACAAGCAGCATCAAGTTTATTATCAACACTATCTAATTGGGGAAGTAATCATAAACTATCAGGGCTTTCTTATTTAGCTTTAAAGTTTAAATGGAATCAAGACGCATTTACTGGAGTTCCTAAAGTTCAATCAATAGTACAAGGTAAAAAAGTAGTAGCTTATAATTCAAGTTCTGTTGCACAAACTGCTACTTATTCAAATAACCCATCATGGTGTTTATTAGATTATTTAACTAATACAAGATATGGAAAAGGCTTACCAATAGGAAATATTGATATACCAAGTTTTTATACTGCATCAGGAATTTGTGATACAGAGGTTACAGCTTATGGTTCAACTACAATAGATGTAATGGATTGTAATGCGATTATAGATACATCAAGTCCAGTTATAGATAATGTAAGAGAATTTTTAAAAGGTTCAAGAGGGTATCTTCCTTATGTTAGTGGAAAATATAAATTAATTATTGAAACAACAGGTTCATCATCAATTACAATTACAGAAGATGATATTATTGGTGGTTATACTTTAGCAAGTCCAACTAAAAATTCAAAATACAATAGAGTAATTATTTCTTATGTTAATCCAGATAGAAATTATCAAGTTGATGAAGTACAATTTCCTGAAATAGACGATAGTAGTTATTCAGCAGAAGATAAACACGCAGCTATGAAAACTGTTGATGGTGAATTTTTATTAGAGGGAAGATTTGATATGAAAACAATTACAAGTCCATATCAAGCATTAGAACTAGCAGAAGTTATATTAAGAAGATCAAGAGAAGCATTAGGCTTAACAATCAATGTTAGCTTTAGTGCTTATGATATAGCAATAGGAGATATATTAGGAGTAACACATTCTAGTTTAGGATTTAGCAATAAACAATTTAGAGTATTAGGAATTAATTTTAATGAAGATTTTACATTAGGTTTAGACTTAATGGAACATCAAGATTCTCATTATACATGGGCTACAAAAACACAAGTAGCAGCAACACCTAGTACAAATTTACCTAACCCATTTACTATCCAACCACCAGCAAGTGTTACATTAGATGATGAATTAATTGAATATAATGATGGAACTGTAATTGTAGCTTTAAATGTAACTGTAGGTGCTAGTACAGATAGTTTTGTGGACTACTATCAAGTGGAATACAAATTAAGTACAGAATCAGATTATATTATATATGCACAAGGTTCAGGATTAAAACATAGAGTCTTAAATGTAATAGATCAAAGAATTTATAACGTAAGGGTTAAAGCTGTAAATACTTTAGGAGTTAGTTCAACTTATGTAACGACAACAAGAACTATAATTGGTGCTATTGAACCACCACAAGATGTTGAAGATTTTTCTTGTAATATTTTAGGACAAGAAGCACACTTATCATGGAGACAAGTACCAGATTTAGATTTAGCTTATTATCAAATTAGATATTCTTCTTTAACAGATGGAACTGGAGATTGGGCAAACTCGGTATCTTTAGTTGAAAAAGTATCAAGACCAGCAACTTCAATTAACGTACCAGCAAGAGTAGGAACTTACTTAATAAAAGCAGTTGATAAACTAGGAAACTTTAGTTCTAACGAAACAGCTATTATTTCTAATGTTGTAAGTGTTTTAAATTTTAACGCAGTAGCTACTCAATCAGAACACCCTGATTTTTTAGGAACATTAACTAATACTGCAATAGTAGATGGTACTTTAAGATTAGATTCATCTGAATTATTTGATTCAGCTAGTGGAAATTTTGATACAGAAACAACTAGATTTTTTGACTCTGGTGTAGCTAACGCAGATTTCTATGCAAGTGGTAATTATTTATTTGCAGATATAGTTGATATAGGTGCTTCACATACTTGCAGACTTACAGCTAGTTTGAAACAAACTTCTGATGACCCAGATGATTTATTTGATAATAGAATAGGATTATTTGATTCTCAAAATTCTAGTTTTGATGGAGATACACCAGCTAACTCAAATGCTAATATTGAGATTTCAACAAGTGATGATAATTCTACTTACACAGCTTTTCAAAATTTTGTAATTGGAAATTATACTGCTAGATATTTTAAATTTAGAGTTGTTTTAACTTCAAAAGATTTAGCTTCAACTCCTGTTGTAGAAGAAGTATCAATTACAATAGATATGGAAGATAGAATATTTAGTGGTAATGATATAGTATCAGGTGCATCAACT